GGGTAGAGCATAAACAGAACCTCCCAGAGGTACTGCAAACGATCAAGAAATTATTTTCATGGGAATCCAACATCCCGGGGGATACGAGTACGCGTTGCCTTCTGGCGATGGGAGGCGTAAAATGACCGTCAAGATTGAAGCGGAAGCCTGTCAGCACTGCATGAATTGCCGGGTGGCCATGCGTGACGATACCTTGCCGGCAGGCGCGTACCGTGGTAAAGAGACATACAGGGCCGTGTCCTGGCCGTCGCAAGTCGCGGGATTGAACTTACCGCGGAGCACAAGCAGCTCGGGATAGAACTGATCATGGCCGCCCTTGTTTCAGTCGGTGTAATGGCGCCAGTGATAAGGAGCAAACTTAGGTCAATTAAGAATGACAAAAGTCAAAGATCGAAACTCAATGGGAGTGAAAAGGAGATTTAAAATGAGATATATCAAATTACTCATCCTCGCATTCTTAGCCCTGCCCTCAATGGTTAGTGGGGCTGATGTAGGAACCTGTACCAAAGTAACAACTGAGTATGGAGGTGGGAGCTTTAACGCTGCTAGGATTGTCCTCCTATGTACAGCTCACACAGATGGAACTCTTTCAGTTACACTGAGTGATTCTATTATGAAATCTCTTGAGGGGCTAAGCTACACTCTACTAGCTCGTCCAGGGAGTGTAGCCCCTACCACAGATAGTGACCTATCAATCACCAGTACAAATGGTAAGGTACTTATCGCCGCAACTGTTAAGGGGCTGGACTTGGTAGATGATACTTCCACCAGGTGGACATTCTTTGAAGGGCCGACTGATGGTAGTGTAGATCAATCCACACCTACAGCATGGTCAGGTGATCCTTGGATAGTAGCCCTTACTGATAACGGTGTAGCCAGTGCTACATTCTACCTTGAGATAGATAGACTCGGACTGGCAAATTGATTGCTATGTTGATTAAATTAACTCAGGAAAATTAAAATGGCTATTAAGCATATACACTTGGGAAGCATGAGATATGTTCACAGTTACGATGATGCCACCACGGTTAATGCTATTGAAAGTGACGGGCCTATCAGAGTAAATGCTGCTGCTGTGCTTCCTGAACATTTAATTACTAAAGGAGAGGCAGATGCTGCTTATGCTCCAGATGGAGATTTAACTAGCCATCTTAATGACACAAGTAATCCCCACAATGTAACCTCTGCCCAGTTGGCAGGGACTACTGTCCTAGATGGCACTTGCACCTTTGGAGGTGGGGGAAGTGGGGATGTAGCATCTCTTACCTTTACAGCAGGCCTTTTAACTGGAATTACTTACGTACCTTAATATGGAGATATTACTATGTCAGTAGATGCTACCCAACCAACAGATGATAGCTTTGTAAGCACTTGGCCAGCCCTGATTAGGGCCATAGCTACACTAGCTAATACTAACGAATCTGCTATAGCCGGGGAGTATATGCCCACAGTGAGTGCGGCTAATGTGTCGGCGACTATTAGTACATTCAACCAGGTGTATACTGTGAACTCGGCCTCCGCAGTCACGCTTACACTGCGTGAGACTGTAGCAGCTGATGTGGGAACCTTTCTTGAAATTCATAAATTGGGAATAGGAAATCTTACCATAACTGCTGGAGGTTCTGACACTATAGCTGATGGTGGAGCGGGCACAAGTATTGCCAACACCACTGCCGCCGAGGCTAAAGCAGCTAATGCTATTCTCCGTTGTGTAGCTGTGGGTCAGTGGATGATTCATGCTATTTATGGAACTTGGGCATAAGGAGTAGAGAATGAAACGCTACGTTAATTTAATCAATGCAGGAATTCTTGGGTTACTTCTTCTCCCCTCTTATGTCTCTGCACTAAATGTGGGCACAGATTGGACTAACACTGATAAGAATCTCAATACTACGGGCAGCATCACTGGGGGTGATATTACTGCAGCCGGTAAGATAACCCCTTCTGCCGAAGGAGTAATCTATAATCAAGGTGGAAATAATGCGGTAGATACCACTATTGAAAATAAGTTATCTACTCAATTAGTAAATGTCTCTGATTGGGCATCTTTGGCTACTGCACTTACTGATATAGGTACTACCCCTACCACTCTTAAATGTACAGGGACTATTACTATACCTGATGGTACTACTGTATCCCCACCTAAAACCATAACTTTCGAGCCCGAGCAAGGATGTGTGGTACAGGGGGTTGCAGGGGGTGGGGTAGAAACATTCGCTCCATTGCATTATAAGCACACACCTAGACTAACATGGGCAGGGGAAAATGTTACTATTGATTTAAGTAACTCTGGAGTTTCAGAAATTGATCCAGATATATGGGCAGAAAATACTACGCCAGGAACAACCCCCATGGCTACAGCCGTTAATGCCGCCATAGTGTCTGCTGGGCAGAGCGTTGAGGTTGCGTTTACTGGCAAGTATTATTGCGAGACAACTGTAAACTTTAATCCTAATGGAAAATATAGGGGAATAACAGATGCAACTCTTGATAGAGCTGATTCTTCAGGATTGCTATCTGGGGTAACAAGTACTGATGCAGCCTTTACTCTTGACGGTGATCTAATAGCAGAGTCTATAGGGTATAATCCTCGCATGCAAGATCTTACATTCCAGCGCCTTGATTATGCTGGACCTCTTTTTTACATGAGGGATATAAAGAGGGGGTCTTTTTATGACCTTCTCATGATTGGCGGGTCTGCTCAGTTATTAATGGATGCTGGGGCGTCAGGCACTTGGTATAACACCTTCAACGACTGTATATTTCTAGGAGATAGAGCAGGAACTAATTCCTACCATGGGGTTGATATTGTTTCAACAGGAACAGGGCATGTAAATAATAACAAGTTTATATCGTGTGATCTCAGTTACCAAGGAACCAATGTACGGGTCGACGATGGAGCTCACAATATATTTGCATTCTGTAGTTTTTCTCTAGCCTGGGAACTCGGAATTGACTTACCTTCGAATGCGGCCAGTTCTCATCACGAATTTATTTATTGCCATAACGAGCAGAATCAGATCAGGGGTTATGCAAGTGGCGGTAGGCTTATTCTGAATGCTCAGGAGAATACAAAGATAAGTGGTGGTGAGTGGCTATCTTCCGTCCTCACCACTGATCAGTATGTTGAAGATACCTCTACGTCCTACCTTTCAATTAGTGGGGACATAAAGAATTTAAACAACGTGACTGTATTACGCACAGATATTAAAAGTGTCCTGCCTAAAATTGTAATGGATACTGGAGCAGACGCCATTTCTATTAGTATGTTTGAGGATGTATTGCGTTTTAGGGATGAGACAGCCGCTGATAATAAGTTGACATATGATATATCATCTGACCTTTGGGCACTATACAAAGATATGATGATAGGCGGTGCTAATAATCCTATACTGACCTCCTATGCCGGAACTCCTGAGGCGGGGAAATCAGCAAGACCTGGATCAATCTGCGTAAATACAAACAATCCTTTGGGTAGTGGTGAGTACGCCATCTACATAAAACGTACAGGTACTAGCAACACCGGGTGGGCTGGGTTAGGGACTGTAATTCCATGACAGATTTAGCTAAGGATCAAGAGTTAGAAGAGATTCTAAGTCTCTGCGTGATTGACATCAAGGTGTGTTGCGGCACACTATTCCCTGAGATCTTTTATGCAGACTTCTCATCTCTTCATCAGGCCATCTTTGACCTAATCAACTCTGGGTATCATAAGATAGCTATTGCTGCACCTCGGGGTATTGGGAAGACCTCTATTGCTAGGACAGTAGTAATGAGAGCTATCTTGTTTAGGTTAGCTAACTTTATTGTATACCTAAGTAATAGTGCTACATCTGCGGAGATGCAAACTGAGAATATTAAGCGTGACTTACTGTCCAATCCCCAGGTAAAGGCCCTCTTTGGAAACATCAAAGATGTTATTGGTGAAGATAAGTCCATGGATGAGACCTTCTCCAAGAGTGCCTGGACTGCTTATGGTTCCACATTCATCCTCCCACGTGGCGCCGGGCAGCAGGTACGTGGACTTAACTGGGCTAACTATCGCCCAGATCTAGTCATCATAGATGACTTAGAGAATAAAGATGAAATCCGTAGTAAGGAGAATCGTGAGAAACTCCGTACCTGGTTTGATGGCGATCTCATGAAGACTGAGGGGAGGTATAGTGCGAAGAAGACTACCTTTATTTATATAGATACCATCAAACATGAGGATTCTATCTTAGCCGACTTAATGGAGTCTCCCGAGTGGAAGACTGTACAACTCTCCATCTGTGATGAAAACTATAAGTCCCTTGATACTAACTACATGACCGATGAGGAGGTGATGGCAGAGGTTGAGGAGCATCGTAGGAAGGGGACTCTTGATGAGTTCTATATGGAGAGGATGAATATTCCTATAGCCAAAGAAGATGCAGTCTTCAAGCAGGAATACTTTAAGTATTTTGATGACCAGTTGGATAAGATAGTACTTCCGAATAAAGAAGAGTGTCGCACCTATGGTATGCATCATATTACTATAGTAGATCCTGCTAAGACAGTTAAGTTGAAATCTGCCGATACTGCCATTATTACAGTGGCTGTAGATCGCACGAGTAGGAAAGTATTTGTGAGAGAGCTCTTCAGTGGAAAAGTCTATCCAGATGAACTCTATGATGAGATGTTTCGACAGTTGAAATTTTACAACTCCTTTATGCTTGGGTATGAGACCACGGGGTTGAGTGAGTTTATAAAGCAGCCAGTTGAGAATGAGTGCCGCCAACGTAACATCCACCCTATCTTGGTTGAGTTGAGTGCTAAGAGAGGAGTTAATGAGAAGGGGAAAGCAGAAAGAATAGCTACCCTGGGGCCATATTATAGGCTGGGTTATATCTATCATAACAAAAGTAATTGTGGTAAATTAGAGGGTCAACTCCTTAGCTTCCCCAAGTCTAAACTCTGGGACTTGATGGATGCGTTAGCTTATATCACTTTCATAATGGATAAGCATGCTATCTATTTCGACCCTTCTGATGAGATGGAAGAAGAGCCCCCATCTGACGAGTACGATACGTTGGAATGTGAGAGTGAGATGGGTGCTATGGAGATGGGGCTGATTATATGAATGCTATCTTGATTAAATCAACACAGGAATGGGGATATAGATGCCTAGTATAATCGTAGGGGATTCTAACGGTGGGCTTTACAGGTCTAAGAAGCCTGAATTTAGGGATAATTATGACTATGATTATCCTGAGGGGTTGGATCTTAAGCCTGGAAGTAAATTGCATAATCGAATCAGAGATAAAGTTATGCAGAATGCTTATGATAGTGCACGGGTTATGTGTACTCGGCATTCCGATTGGAATTCTATAGATCACACCCTTACTGCTTACATCCCAGTGGATGAGGAAGAGAATGCAATTAAGGATAGTGATAAGCGTAGACCAGTGAGTATAGTCTTTCCTTACTCGTATACAGTATTGGAGACTCTTCTCTCTTACTACGTCTCATCCTTCTTACAGGACCCCTACTTTCGCTATGAGGGTACGAGTCCGGATACAGTGATTGGAGCCATCCTGCTGGAGAAGTTGATTGCCATCCAGTGTATTAAGAATAAGGTAGGGCTCAATCTTCACACTATGGCAAGGGATGCCTTTGCTTATGGATTTGGAGTAGTGACCCCTACCTGGGTATCTGAGTATGGTAAGAAGTCTGTAGTGCAGGAAATTCCTAGGTTCTTTGGGATGGGGACTAGAAAGGAGACTCAGATTCTTGAGAACCAGCTACTGTTTGAGGGGAATGCATTGGAAAATATAGACCCTTATCTGTATCTCCCCGATGTAAGTGTTCCCATTCATAAGCCTCAGGAAGGTGAATACTCAGGGTGGGTGAATAATACTAACTACATGTCTCTACTCTCTGAAGAGCAGAATGATCCAGAGATGTTCAATGTTAAGTATATTAAGAAATTGATTGGTAGGAGAACTGGAATATATGTAGGAGATAACTCTGGACGTAACACTAAATCTAACATGCCTTCGAGAAGTTATCTCTCAAATATGACTAGCACTGCTACTGACAGGATTAAGATGTTCATCAAACTTATTCCTAAAGATGAGGGGCTGGGTAAGGGTGAGTATCCCGAGTTGTGGTATTTCGAAGTGGTGGCTGATGAGGTGATAGTCAAGGCTAAGCCTGCTGGTCTGGATCACAATAAGATCCCAGTGAGTGTAATTGCTCCAGATTTTGATGGCTACTCTATGACCCCTATCTCAAGGATTGAAATCTTGCATGGTATGCAAGGGGTGTTAGACTTCATGTTTAACTCCCATGTTGCTAATGTGAGGAAAGCAATCAATGATATGATTATCTATGATCCTTACTTGGTGAACAGTAATGATCTCAAGAATCCAGAGCCAGGTAAGTTGATCAGACTCCGTCGTCCCGCATGGGGGAAGGGAGTTAAGGATGTAGCTCAGCAGCTTCAAGTGAATGACGTCACTAGGGGAAATGTAGCAGATTCTACTTGGATCGTTCAGTGGATGGATCGGATATCTGGGGCAGATTCTAGTATGCAGGGGGCTCTGAGGACTGGAGGTCCTGATCGTCTCACGGGTGCAGAGTTCCAAGGAACTCGAGCAGGTGGAGTTAATCGCTTGGAGAGGATCGCGAGGATAGTAGGTATGCAGGGGATGCAGGATATCGGAACCTTCTTTGGCATCCACAACAGACAGATGATGAAGTCTCCTGCGTATGTTAAGTTGTCAGGGGATTGGCAAGAGGTTCTCATTAAGGAATATGGCAAGTCTATAGACCGTGGTAGAATTCAAGTCGATCCTAGCACTGTCAATGTGCACTTTGATACTATAGTACGAGATGGATCGGTACCAGGTGGGAATTATGCTGAGACATGGGTACAGTTGTTTCAAATCTTGGGAAACAATCCTGAACTAGCTCAGAACTTTGATGTAGTGAGAATCTTTACTCACATAGCCCGTAACTTAGGGGCCAAAAATGTCAACGATTTTGTGAGGAAAGGTGGCAATGTAAATGCTCAAGTTATGCCAGATGAAGCTGTTCTGAAACAGGCTCAAGCTGGGAACATCATTCCTATGAGAGGTGTAGTAAATGAGTGATAAGTTAACACCTGAAGAATTAAAGAATGTGATTGAGCAGGTTAGAGATTATTCTCCTAGAACTTCACCTGACATCCTCAAGTCATTTCTCGAAGGAAGTATTCACCTAGATTTCTTGCGCGAACTTGCTATAAGAATAGAGCAGATGCGCGATGTGATTGAGGTAGCAGATTCGAAAACATTTCTTAAAACCCAAGGAGGTATTCAGGCACTTAGGTTGGTATCTGGAATCTTTACTGACCTGTATGAGAACAGTGTGTCTAATACTGAAAGATATAATCAAAACAAAGAGGATTAGTTATGAGAAAGTTTTATGCACGAGTAGTGTTTGGGCCTGATGATACTACAGTTGGGAACCCTCTTCCTACAATGGAAGATGAAATTAATGACTTGTTAGATGTAACTGAGGTTGTAGAGCCGGTGGGTGATGTACCCTTGGGTGAAGAAGGAAGTGTGCCTGAAGCACCTTCTGGAGATAATCTCAGTGGGGAAAGTGTAACTCCTACCCCAGAGGTAACGCCTCCTGAGGCAGATCCTGGAGTTGGTGAGATTCCTAGTCCTACTGGTGAAGTTGTACCTACCCCCTCTGCTACGCCGACAGGGGATAGTGAGTTGGCTGCTCTCAAGGCGCAGATTGCAACTTTGCAGAGTCTTGTGGAGAAGTTGAGTAGTGGGGTTGCTCCAACTCCCCCTGTGACTACTCCCTCCACAGTACCGACTCCAGCGTCTGCGGTTGTGGCAGTAGCCACTCCAGATGCCATCCTGGAAGATTTCTTGTCCAAGATTGATTACGACAAGACGATGGAAACCAAGGAGAGTTTCATAGACTTTATGAAGCAATTCGCGGGGGCTATCAGGAACTCTACATCTGAGCACGTGCTGACAGCAGTGCCGAATGTAGTAGGATCTTATGTCAACAGGCAATCGGCGATGAGGGATATTGCCAAGCAGTTTTATGGTGAGCATCCCAACTTGAAACCTGTTAAGGTGTTTGTAGGGAACGTGGCGAATGAAGTAGCGGCTGAGCATCCGGAGTGGAATGTAGTACAGGTGCTTAGTGAAGCAGCTACTCGTGCTTACACAACTCTGGGGATTGCTAAGGAGGTTAAGAAGCAGGAGAAGGAAGATGCGGCTAAGCCGACTAAGCCCTCCCTTCCCGGCGGTTCGCAGAGTGTGAAGAGTAAACCTGCCCCTAGTGGGGGCTTGATAGATGAAATCAACGATCTCATTTCTGACTAAGGAGGTTAGAATATGGCTGGTGAAGGAAGATTTATTGACAAGTTGATGGTAGGTGACATTGCCGTAACTGGTGCTGTCA